GCGAAGTTCCGCGAGCATATCTGGGTGCCGCAGTTCAACGACATGGTTATGCAGAGAGTGCTAGACCCAGAGCGTGAAGAAAGACAAGAGCAGCGTAACCTAGCGCAGACAAAGATTTACGCCGGTGGTGGTATGGCGATGGGGGCGGGAATACGCCCAAGCATGCTTCAAAACAACGTACTTCAACCCGGCGCCATAGTCCCGATGCCTTATGAAAGAGAAGAAGAGGTAACGATACTGGAGCGCGTACGTAGAGCTATGAGGACTAAGTGAAAATAATCTGCCTTGATTTTGAAACCTACTACGACCGTGAGTTCAGCCTATCGAAGCTGACCACGGAAGAGTACATCCGCAACGAGCGGTTTGAGGTTATAGGCGTAGGCATAAAGGAGGAAGGAAGTGTCGCACAGTGGGTATCAGGTACACACAACACAATCAAGAAGTTTCTTGAGTCGCTTAACCTTGAGGAACATCTGGTCTTGGCTCATAACGCTATGTTTGACGCCGCTATTCTTTCTTGGTGTTTTGGCATTCGGCCTAGGGGTATCCTTGATACTCTTAGTATGGCACGGGCTGTGCATACCATCGAGGTGGGAGGGAGCCTTAGTGCCTTGGCACAGTACTACAGCCTCGGGGAGAAAGGAACCGAAGTTGTAAACGCGCTAGGTAAACGCCGCCTAGACTTTACCCCTGCTGACCTTGCAGCATACGGTGAGTACTGCAAGAACGACTGCGAGCTGACACTAGAGCTATTCAAAGTACTGTCGCCCCACTTCGTGCAGTCTGAGCTAAAGCTGATCGATCTGACCATCCGTATGTTCTCAGAGCCAGTGTTAAAGCTGGACTGGGACGAGCTTAACCATCACCTGCATGCTGTTATCCATAAGAAAGCCGCGCTGCTTTTTGACGTAGATTTTTTAACGGGCGGTAAAGCAGATCTTATGTCGAACGATAAGTTTGCGGAGTTGTTAAGAGGCTGCGGTGTTATACCCCCACGTAAGATTAGCCCCACTACCGGCAAAGAGACATGGGCTTTCGCTAAGAGTGACGAAGAGTTCAAGGCGTTGCTTGAGCATGAGAATCCACAGGTGCAGGCTCTTGTAGCTGCGCGGCTAGGCGTGAAGTCTACGCTGGAAGAAACTCGTACCGAGCGGTTCATGGGTATCGCTACCAGAGGATTGATGCCAGTTCCCCTACGCTACTACGCCGCCCACACAGGACGGTGGGGTGGTGATGACAAACTAAACCTTCAAAACCTTCCCCGCACAAGCAAGCTTAAGTACGCAATCAAAGCGCCTGATGGCTACGTGATGATCGACTCAGACTCGTCGCAGATCGAGGCGCGGACGCTGGCGTGGCTGGCTGGGCAGGATGATCTAGTAGATGCTTTCGAGAAAGGCGAAGATGTTTATAAGATCATGGCGTCGGCTATTTACAACAAAGACATCTCGCAGATTTCTAAAGAAGAGAGGTTCGTTGGGAAGACTACGATCTTGGGGGCGGGGTATGGCATGGGTGCTCAGAAGTTCCAAGCACAACTTAAAGTTTTCGGAACGACTCTGGAACTTGAAGAATGCCAGCGCATCATCTCCGTTTATCGTGAGACGTACCCGAAGATTGCCGCCTTCTGGAAAGCCTCAGGCAAAGCTCTTGAACATATCCGCGACAATCAAACAAGTACGCTAGGTCGTGATGGCGTGCTGAAGATAGAAGGTAGACGAGGCATCAAGTTACCTAACGGTATGTATATAAAGTACCCGAACCTGCGCGTCACACAAAGGGATGACGGCTCTGCAGAAATGGTGTACGATACAAAGAGGGGTAAAGCCACCATACCGAATAGGATATATGGCGGCAAGGTAACAGAGAATGTTTGCCAAGCCCTAGCGCGTATTGTCATCGGTAATCAGATGCTGATTATTGCCAAGAAGTACAAGATAGTAATGACGGTGCACGACGCTATCGCCTGCATAGTCCCGGAAGAAGAAAAGGACACAGGCAAAGAGTTCGTCGAGCTATGTATGAAACTTCGCCCTGAGTGGGCACCAGACCTGCCGCTTAACTGTGAGGCAGGCTACGGAAGGAGCTACGGAGAATGTTAGACACAACGAGCTTAGTGTTAGGTGTGATATGTGGGGTAGCTGGCGCGGCTGTTGGGGAAATGGCGTTTAAGTTTAGACAGCGCGCAGAAAATAAAAAGGTGTGTAAGGAAAGCGCAGTACTCCGCTCTGATTCAGACCACAGCACCATGCCGGAGGTTATGGTTAAGATGGTACCAGCGGTAAACGGGCGTCTGCTAGAAGTAAGCACTAAGAAGACTAACCATCACGGACACTTTGACTGGGAGCACGAGATGTTTATCGTAGAAGAAGGTCAGACACTTAGTCAGGCTATCGCTATGGTCATGATAATGAAGGGCTTAGAGAAATGATAGTAGACGCAATCAACTTCAGGAAGATATGGGACTTCATTACAGAAGTCTGGGCAAAATCGCTAGTAGCTATAGTCCTGTTCTTTCTGGGGTTGTGGATAGGCAACGTCAACACCGAGAGCCGCATCGCTGCTGACTGCAAGTTTGCTGGCGCTTTCCGCGTGGACATTCAGGCGTTTATTTGCCAGAGGAAGATATGAACAGTAACGAACGACAAGAAATTATGGAGCGGCTCCATGCGGAATACCTACGTGACAGACACAGAGATGAATTGTTGTTTGGTGTAACCGTTTTTATATTTGCTTTTGTAGTGCTATGCGGGTTAGTAATCCAGATAGTAAAGGGTTGAGAGAATGAAAGCTAAAGACTTATTCTTACCTCGGGCTTTGATCGTCGGGCATTACCTAGCGTTATGCACTAAAGAGAAATACTTTCACGCCATACTAGACTACATTGAAGCGCCGAAAGAAGGTAGGCCGCAGTGGATATCAGACGGTGCTCACGCTACTACCCATGCGGTTGACTATGACGGTAAAACGCTGTGCTTAGTGTGTATGGAACCCGCCCCACCTACTGTTACGAATATTCAAGTAGCCGGACTACTTGTACATGAGGTTGTACATGTCTGGCAAACATACTGTAAGGATATAAACGAGGCCAACCCTAGTAAAGAATTTGAAGCCTACTCTATCCAGATGATAGCCCAGAACTTGATGGAAGCTTACGTAGAGCAAACGATGGGAGTGAAAGTATGATTCCAGCGTGGTCATACAGCAGCATCAAGACCTTCGACCAGTGCCCGAAGAAGTACTACCACCTACGCATAGTAAAGGATGTGAAGGATGAAGACTCTACCGCAACCATTTACGGCAAGGAGCTACATTCAGCAGCAGAGAATTATATTAAGGATGCCACTCCCATACCGCCGAAGTTTAGTTTTATCGCGCCGACACTGGAAGCTCTTAAGCGTATTGAGGGCGACAAGTACTGTGAAATCAAACTGGGCGTGGCGAAACGGGACGGTCGCTTCGTGGCGTGTGACTTCTTTGCCAAAGATGTATGGTGGCGCGGCATAGCCGACCTGCTCATAATTAACGAAGAGAAACAACAGGCTTGGCTTGTTGACTATAAGACAAGTAAAAACGCAAAGTACGCAGATACAAAACAGCTAGACCTGCTGGCCGGTGCGGTGTTTACGCACTTCCCGAAAGTGGCTAATATAAAGTCAGCCCTGCTTTTCGTGGTAAGCAACGAGATGGTTAAGAAAGAGCACGAGTTCATCATGCGCTCGTCGTACCTGAACAGCATGGAGCCTGAGCTGACAAGACTAGAAGCAGCTATTAAAACAAACGTATGGAACCCAGTGTCGGGCCCCCTATGCCGGTACTGCCCCGTGACGGAGTGCGCACATAACACAAGGAGCTAACATGGAAGAGCTAGATCAGGCAGCGATAGACTCAGCGATTATTCTTGAAGGGAAAATGAGAGAGCGTGTAGAGAAAGAAGTACAGTACGCTCTGAATAGAACCCTAAGCAAAGCCGTAGTTGCTGAAGTGCACAAAGCGATTCAAGAAGAAAAGCATAGCATGATGATGGAGATTACCGTTGCAATCGGTAAAGCAATGCGCGCCTCAGAAAGAGAAGAACGTAAACCATTATGGGAAAGCAAGCCAGAAGATTTTGGTTTAGACGCTGGCGATCTTAGGGTGCATAAGCTTTCGCCTGACCGGAATAACGGAGATGTTAAGGAGATAAACAATGCCTTACGTGAACAAACCCCGCCCGTATAAAAAAGAATACGAGCAGCAGAAAGAACGCGGTGAGTTGCCTGACCGCATGGAGCGCCAGCGAGCACGACGCAAGCTAGACAAAGACGGCGTAAGCCGTGCAGGTAAAGACGTAGCACACGTTAAAGCTTTGTCTAAAGGCGGTGCGAACAAAGACGGTATCAAGCTAGAAGCACCGGGCAAGAATCGTTCGTTCCGCCGCAACGCTGGGCATGACCTTGTGTCAGAGACGAGTAAACGCGAACGCAAAAAATAAAGTGCAAATCATAGATAACAAGGTACTCGTGATAAGAACTAGACGACCACATCTAGTCACCGAGAAGATTAAGAAAAGTAAGATCATCGGGTGGCTACCTGATGGGCTACACGACGTTGCCGTTTTCTTCGGCCTGAAGGAAGCGCAAGAGCTAGCTACCCTGAAGATCAAGAACGTGCCTAGTACTATCACTAGGGACTATGACTGGCCGGGGCAGTTCCGTCCGTTTGCACATCAGAAAGAAACAGCATCGTTCCTGACGCTGCGTAAGAAAGCATTTTGTTTTAACGAGCAAGGCACTGGCAAGACAGCAGCAGTTATCTGGGCAGCTGACTATCTGATGAAGCTAGGGTTAGTAAAGCGGGTGCTGATTATCTGTCCGCTGTCGATCATGAAGTCTGCATGGCAAGCTGACCTGTTTAAGTTTGCTGTGCACCGCAGCTGTGACGTGGCGCATGGGAAGCGGGAGCAGCGCGCTAAGATTATTCAAGGCGATGCTGAGTTTGTCATCATTAACTTTGATGGTGTGGATATCGTCAAAGATGAGATAGCTAACGGTGGGTTTGATCTGATCGTGGCTGACGAAGCTAGCGCCTACAAGAACATGCAGACGAACCGCTGGAAGGCGCTGAAATCTTTGGTAACGCCCGACACATGGCTGTGGATGCTAACAGGCACACCTGCTGCGCAGTCGCCAGTGGATGCGTATGGTCTGGCTAAGCTGGTAAACCCTGACGGTGTGCCTAAGTTCTTCGGTCAGTTCCGCGACAAGGTGATGGAGAAAGTGGGGCAGTTCCGCTGGATACCGCGCCAGAACGCTGAGGCTATAGTGCACAACGCCCTGCAGCCAGCTATACGGTTTGAAAAAGCGCAGTGTCTAGACTTGCCGGAGGTTACGTTTGTCGAGCGGGAAGCGCCGCTGACACCACAACAGGCTAAGTACTACAAGGTGCTCAAAGATCAGATGCTGATGGCAGCAGACGGAGAAGAAGTTACTGCAGTCAACGCAGCTGTAAAGCTTAACAAGCTGCTACAAATATCAGGCGGCGCAGTCTATTCAGATGACAAAGAAGTCATAGAGTTCGATGTGACTAATCGACTCAACGTAGTGCAGGAGGTTATCGAGGAGTCCAGTCACAAGGTGCTGGTGTTCGTCCCCTTCACACATACTATCGAGCTTCTTAAAAGCCATCTGGCAAAGGCTGGAATTACCGCAGAGATAATTAGCGGTCAGGTAACAGTTAATAAAAGACATGACATCATCCAGAGATTCCAAAATGAAAAGGAGCCGAAAGTTCTCATCATACAGCCACAAGCTGCATCGCATGGACTTACGCTTACTGCTGCCAATACAGTCATATGGTATGCACCCGTCACTAGTGTGGAAACCTACCTTCAGGCTAATGCGCGAATTAATAGACCGGGACAGAAAAATGCCATGACTATTGTTCATGTGAAAGGCAGCGAAGTAGAGCGACGGATGTATTACATGTTGCAAAATAACATCACGAACCATAACAAAATAATTGAGTTGTATAAGCAGGAACTTGGTGTAAGATAAAGTCACGAGGTAGCCATGATCTATGCCGCAAGCATCCTAGATAATAAATTTGTCAAAATAGGGTTTTCGAAAAGCGAAGACGCAACGAAACGGATTGCGGAGTTACAGACGGGCAACCCTTACGAAATAAAATTGCTGTTTACTACTTACGGAACATTGCAACAAGAGCAAAGCCTACATGCTTCTTTATCAGTAGCATTTGGTAGGATTAGAGTCCCGATGCCGCCTAACGAGTGGTACCCGGGTAAAAATCCGTTTTTTGTAGAATTTTTAGAGTACTTAAAGTATGGGCCGGATGCTGGTTTAGCTTTTTCTGAAAACTATAATCCTGCTATACGTCAAGGCAGCACTAAGAAAGGAAAGGAAGATACTACCCCGAACAAAAAATGGCCACTTAATTAGGAGCTAAAATGAGTGATACGTCAGTGAATCAGCTGGCCACTATCTACCTCAAGATACGCGATGAGCGGGACAAAATAAAAACCGCGTATGAAGAGGAAGATAAGAAGCTTGCTGAGCAGATGGCTGTCGTTGAAGCCGAGATGTTAGAGGTCTTCAGAGACACCGAATCCACCAGCATTAAAACCCCAGCAGGTACCGTTATGCGCCGTGTAGCTACACGCTACTGGACTAACGACTGGGACACCATGTACAACTTCATCCGAGATAACGATGCGTATGGCTTGCTTGAACGCCGTATTCATCAGACTAACATGAAGCAGTTCTTGGAAGAGAACCCTGACCTGTACCCACCCGGCATGCTAGCCGATAGCCAATATAAGATAACCGTAAGGAGAAGCAAATGAGCAACGAAGTCTCTATTTTTAAGAACCGTGATGTAGCGGTCGTCGGAAAGAAAGCACCCAGCGCACTGACCCAGTCGCTGATGAAAGCAACACGCATGAAGCGCATCTCGCCGCGCAACGGTAAGTTTGTGCGTGTGGTCAACGGTGATGTAGCAGGCAAGCTCAACGCCCCGCTGCGTGTGGTGCTG